TTATACCATTTTTCAAGCCGTTAACCAAATGACCTCCAATGGACGTCCAATCTGTAGATTTCAATGTATCTTTCAGACTGCTCCATTTACTAGATACAGTAGATTTAATATCTGACCATTTACTAGACGCCGTACTCTTAATCGAGCTCCATGCTGAGCTTATGGTTGTTTTGATGTTTGAAGCTGTAGAGCTCAAACTTGATTTCAGGTTAGTGAAAGATGAGCTAACGCTTGATTTGATACCATTCCAAGCTTTTGACGCTGTACTTTTGACACTCGACCAAGCAGAGCTTAGATTGCTCTTAATGTTGCTTGCTGTTGAGGTAAGGCTCGATTTTACATTTGTAAATGCTGTCGTAACGCTTGATTTGATGCCATTCCAAGCTTTTGACGCTGTACTCTTAATATTTGACCAAGCAGAGCTTAGATTGCTCTTAATATTGCTTGCTGTTGAAGTAAGGCTTGATTTTACATTTGTAAATACTGTTGTAACAGTAGACTTAATACCATTCCAAGCTTTTGACGCTGTACTCTTAATATTTGACCATGCGTTTGAAAGAATAGACTTCAATCCTTTCAAAGCGCCGGAGAAAAAACCGGTAATCGTTGACCATGCACCGGATATACCGCTTAACAATCCGTCAATGAGGTAACCGCCCAACTCTGCGAATACAGTAGATGGAGAGTGTATACCGAAAAGGCTCTTAATTCCGTTTACAATAGGGTCAAAGATATTCGTCTTTAACCATGTACCGATAGCACTCAAAGCGTCCCCGATGCCTTTAAACAGACCGCCTATGCAATCCCCTCCAATACCTTCCAGAGCATCCCCGATGCCTGAAAAGATACCGCTCAAAAGTCCAAGCAGCAACTCAACGGCGCCACTGAACAAACTTACCAAGCCTTCCAGTAATTTGCCAACCAGAGTGATCCAATCAATGCTAGTGATAAAATCTATTAGACCGCTTGTGAGGGATGATGCAAGTGCCAGCCAATCCATTTCCTCGATAAAACCGGTTAATAGATTTAGAGCGGCAATAAGGGCGTTTCCTGCAAGCTTACCTAAGTTAGACCATTTTATATTAGTGATGAGGTTTTGTAATGCCTGGGCAAAACTAGAGCCTATCTGTGACCACTTTATCGTCTGAATACCTGTAGATATTGCCTTCATAATAGTATTAAAGCCGTTTGTTATGGTTGCCCCCATATCAGCCCATTCAATATTTTCGAAAAGAGTATTTATTGAGTTTCCTACTTTGGTAGCAGCTTCATCCCACTCTGTGCCATCAATAAAGTTTTGTACCGCTGTCTTAACGCCGTTTAGGGTAGTGGCAAGCGTAAGAGCTGCTTTATCGAGATCTACAGTATCTACAAAGTTGTTAATAAACTCCGAAATATCTGACCCTATAGTATCCCATTCGATAGTTGAAACAATACCATATATGGTATCTACTATGGCATTAAGGCCATTGGCTAACGTTTGCCCCATAAGATCCCATTCGATATTATTAAACCAGCCATTTATAGCCGTTCCGATACCAATACCCAAATCCTCAAAGTTAAAAGTAGTCAGAAATGTATTTATAATGTCGGCTATAGCGTTCATACCATCGGCGATAGTTTTACCCAGCGATCCCCAGTCAAAACCATCTACAAGCCCGTTTAGTATCTGTGCGATACGTGATGCCCATAATACGCCAAGTGGACGAAAAGTATTGTTGATCCAATTATCCGCAATACTCATGGCTGTATTTAAGCCCTCAGCGATAATTTGACCAATGCCGTACCAATCGCCATTTTCAAAGGCCTCTTTTAAGCGATTAAACCAATCCATAACGCCATCAGGGAGCACGCTATCAACTGATATGTCCTCATATTCTGTACCAGTGTCGCTGCTACTTCCACTTGAACTGTCACTTTCTTTGTTTCGTTTGTTCAACTCATCAAAGCCATATACCTGACGATTGAGCTCTTTTTGAGCTGCAGCCGCACCGCTTACAGATTTTGCGTAGTTGTCTGTGCCTTTTTTAGCGACTGTCATAGTGGATTTACCGCTTAGTAAAGAGAAAAAGGCGTTGAAATAATTAACTGCTGTAGAAATAAGATTGATAATCTTAGTAAGTACCGGTTCTAAAGTGGTGAGTATATTACCAAACGCTACAGCAACATTACCACCTAACTGCGTCATACTGTTTTTCATGTTGCTCATTGCCTGATTGAATGAGCTGGAATACTGAGCAAGAGAGGTAATACCTTGAGATACCGCACTTGTAATCTGACTGATAAAAGCAGATTTTAAACGGGTAACAAGCATTGTTTTTAGGCTCGTAAGCTGTCGCACTAATCCATTTGTAGCTCCTGAGGTTTTATGCGCTTGAGTTACGAAATTTTTTAAACCACTTACAGCTTTTTTTACTCCAGTAGCAATAGTTTTAAATGTAAGTTTTGCAAGTTTTGCACCAGCGCTGACAGCTGCAGCTCCGACTTTTTTTAGGACTGTAGCAAAAACGCCCCATCTGCTTGATACATCAGGGGCGGGAGCTGATTGATTAGAGCTCTGACTTGCAACATCAGCAAGCTTAGTTTGAGCGGATTGTAGCTCCGCTATAGCTTTCTCACGCTGTGTAGCTGTCTCAGCCGCAAAAACTTTTTCTTGCGCTGTCTGTACGTTAAGTCTAGCTTGAGCGATAGCCTCCTGATCAATAAGTGACTTATTCTGTTCAAGCTGCGAACTGATAGCTTGGAGAGATGCATTCATTTGTTGATAGGATGCGGTATCCGTTCCCAACGTAAATGCTTCGCCTGTAGCTTCCATGCTAGCCATTTCAGCTCTGTAGGTTTCAAGCATTGTACGGGCGGAGTTTATATTTTGTGTAACTGTTTTCCATTGAGAGCTAGTTTGAGAAACGCCTGTGTTTTCCATCTGTATTTGTTTCTCAATGTATCCGTCTAACTGAGCTGAAGTCTTTTGTATGGCTTGCTGCAGCCATGCGTATTCCTCAGTAGGTATTTTTGTTTGACCAAACGCCTCAACTTTTGTTTTTGCCTCATCCAGGTGTGTTTCCAATGTTCTTAATTTCTGATCGAAAGAGAGCACGGCGTTACCATTCGCAAAGCCCGTCTCTGCACTACGTGAGACAGCATCCATATTTGAGGAAAGAGAGTTTACCTCTCGCTCTAAAGAGGACACGCTTGTGCTTGTCTGCCCTGCCTGAGTGTTAAAGCTACTCATAGCCTGTGTGGCTTGATTCGCAGATTGACCGGCAGCAGTTGTAGTATTCGATAATTCCTCATTTGAGTTGATAAGTTGGTCGTTTGCCTGCGTCGCTTGAGAGGCACTTTGAGACATTTGATTATAAATAGATGCTGTGTTGCTGGCTATTTGCTGGAGTAGTGGGGTAATAGCAGATAAAGAGCTTTTCATGGTGTTACCCATATCATTTACGCCATTTACCAGCTTATCAATAGCTGAGTTTAACTTTTCAGATCCTCGCTCAAAGCCGGAATTGTCAAGTTCTGTATCAATGGTAATAGATCCATCTGAGCTTTGCGCCATTACTTACCGCCTCCTTTTTTCAATAATTCCTCGTAGATACGTGCTAATGTATCCTCAGGCGTCTTGCGAGTTTCTTTGCGTTCAACCTCACATAACTCCCGGTTAGCGTTAAAAAATTCTTTCTCGTATTTTTCTAACTTCTTACCCTTAGCCTTTTTTTGCCGGAGAGTAAGAATAAAGCCCCAGGTATCATCACGATTGATGTTTTGGAAATATCCAAGAAACGTCCACCAATGCATATACTCTAGGGCTCGAACTTCTTGACCTGCTACCTTATTGATTGCCGGGAAAATAAGTTGTTCATCCTTTTCCCAATTCACAACCTTAGGGCTCGGTTTATCGTCGTGCATATTGTTTTCAATAAAAGATATAGCCGCCTTATAGGCGTCTGAAAAATCGTCTTTAGGGATTGTGGAAAGATCAACATAAAGCCTTTTCATACATACATAGATTTTCTCTTGTTCGGAGAGCTCTTTGTCATTGAAAGCGGAAATAATTGCCAACACATTCCTAAAGTCTGAACGTATTTTATAATTTATGCCGTTTATATTAAGCGTTCTCGGTAGCGCCCCTAGCATTAGCCACACCTCCGTTTGGCTCTAGGTCACTAAGATACTTGCTAACACGTTTCTCAGAGAGGGCAGCCTCCTCAGAAATTGCCTGATTGATAACGTCGCCGATTGCATTTAGCACGATCTCAGCAAAGAAGATGCCGCCAACAGATGAGAATGGATTACGCTTAGCGAAAATATCATCAGCTTCCTCCATATCAAAAAGCACATCAATTTCATGTTTTAAGTCATTTTCAACCGATTTGAGTACATCCCAATCCTTATCAAAAGATGCTGTACCATCATTTTTCAAGCCAATGTTTCTAAGTGGCTCTACAATATCCTTGAATTTTGTTTCCAAGCTTTTGAAACGATCAACGATAGAGTAGTCTGCCGGTCTGATATAAATATTGCAAATCAGCTTACCAAACTTATTGACGATAGGAATTTCTCTTGTACCATCATCAACAACGCCTTGTAATTCTGTAGTTTTCTTAATCTGTGATGCCCTTGCCATTTTGTATTTACCTCCATTTTTCAAACAAAATGGGAGAGCCTGAGCCCTCCCACTGTATTAATATCCGTGTGCATTGTATTAACTTTTAGCCCCTGTAGTCCATTCGGAAATAGTCGGCTTGTTTGTCTGCATATCATACACAATCTTTTTCTTAACCATAGCGCCCACCGGGTTAATGGTATAAGGAATTGCATAACCGGTAGTGTCGCCGCCGGTGCTGTTAGGAACAAACCAAGCGTCACGAACAAAGCAATAACCGGTCATTGTCTTTGCCTCTGCATCAACGCTAGTGAAGAAAGCCTCGGCAAATTTACCCATAAGGTCACTTTCGCCGTATTTTTCTTCAATAGCACATTCAAGCATATGCTCATACATAGCTCTATCAGGATCCATGTAATAAGGATCTACATCAACCTCAGGCTCATAACCTGAGTGAGTAAATGTTGCTTCGCCTAAGACGTTTTTAGAAGTCTCGGTATCAGGATTGAGCTCTTTAGTAATCTCGTCGTTATCCTTACCGATTGCCTCCCATTCTGTGCCATCCCATGATCCGAAGAACATACCACGATTTCTGTCTAATCTTGCCATTCTTAAACCCTCCTATAGGTTAGTTGTAGTTGAATCTGATACTTTGCA